AAATGGGGATATCGGTCAGAGCATGGGGCTTCCAGGTCAGAACCGTGTTGCCCATCACCTCGAAGTAATGGGTCTTGGTGTAGCCGCAGCAGATCATACTGAGCTTGTTATCGGAATCGTACCGATAAATCTGCCGAACACCCATAATACGCTTGTGACCGAAACCGGAGTGATACACAACGAAGGTGTGGCGGGGATCCGGGATATCCAGTGTGAAGGGAGCTTCGTCAGACTCAGCGTCGTAGTTCTTGTCCGGCAGTACCATTCGGTAGCCCAGACCGCACAGTGCCATCCAGGTCGCCAGCCGTTTGTCGTGACTTGCTTTCTTTTCGAAGAACATCATGTCGTTGAGCTTGGTGATCTCGTCAGATACGCCCTCGCGGTCGCCGCGACGAACGTAGGTGACAGGCTCACCCAGGAAGTAGGCAGAGGTGAACTGCGTGATTTCCGCCGCATGATTTTCTACGATTTTGTTGTTGATCTCAGGTCGAACCTCTTTCACGCGACTGAGAATCGGCTGCTTGCCACGGACATACCAGTAGAGGTAATCGATTTCAGAGGAATTCGTTTCGTGGATCGTCAATGCCTTGGAGAGCACGCTGACGATATTCTTCCGGGTGATCTTATCGATCGGTGTGGTGATCTCTCTGCGACCGAAAAGCTCCATGGATTGCATTACTTTTCTTTCCTCGCTCATTGTCATTACCTCCTTCCTGACAAAATAAAAAAGCGCATGAACGGGATGGGCGGTTAAGCCCTCGCAATCATGCGCTAATAATCAAAATAAACATTATCTAGTTTTACACTTTGTATTCTAACACAATATCTTGCGTTTGTCAATACTTTGTGATACAATATATAGTTATATATCAAAAAGGACGCTTGATTATTTTAACAACATTACCAGTGAAACTCTGGGCGTAGTCTGCCAACATAGCAAAGCCGTCGGGAACGTCATCATGCTTGTTTTTACCCGCCATGGTGTAAGAGCAGAGCATATCGATCATCCTGCCGTAATCGCTGGCCTTTCGGTATGCGCTAGTGTCTTTGAACAGACAGTGCTCTTTCACCCAGGCGGAATTGATGATGATTCGGGTTTCCTTATTGGAGGTGCTGAACTTGGTGGTGATGTGGGTGATACCACCCCGGCTCTTTACTTCCTTTTGCACCTTTTCCGCCGTTTTACCACCGGCACTGTTGCTTTCAAACCGACATTGCTTCACCTTGTGCCTCACCAGGATATCCGCAAGACGGGCATCCACTACCGTGGGCAGTCCGTTGTCACAGATGCAGTCTTCTATATAATAATCCTGTCCATAAAGGTAGGCCACCGGCAGGAACGCATAGTCCGTGCCCTTATCCTTGGTGTCGCAGATACCAAGAATGGCATCGGGATCGCCGTCGGGAAGCTCGAAGAACCGTCTCAGCTCATCTGCATCATAAACCAGACCTTCTCTCTCGATAGGCTCATTCTGATACAGTGCTTTCCAGCTGGCGGGATCCATGATGTCCCGCTGCTCATGAAAGAATTTCGTGGAGAAACCCACGCCATAGGCGTAGTCAAAGTTACTCTCGTCATTTTCATCCAGGGCGGGAACCACGATGAACTTCGCCCGTTCGTTGCTGCCGTAATCCCGTTCCAGTCGTCCGATCACATCATGAACCGACCATCTGGTTGCAATGTGCAGCTCCTTGCAATGGTCGCCGATCTTACGCTGCCGAAGGTCAGTGGTATAGATTTCCCAGAGCTTATCCAGCCGTTCCTTACTCAAAGCAACCTCGATACCACTGACCAGGTCATCACAATAAAGCAGTCTGGCGGCTCGGTACAGACCGGCATTGCCGGTACCGATGGAAGTGAATTCCAACGTTTCGAATCGCTTACGCTTGCCCAGATCGATTCGGCAGTCCTTGGCATTCGTGTTACTGACGGTAACGCCGGGAAACACCTCATGCCACAGATATTCACCCTGAGGATCCATGATTCTCAAGCATTCATCGTAAGCACCCCGAACAAAGGAGTTACTATGACTACCTGTCAGAATCGGCTCGTCCGGGAATTTACCGCCCAACATTGTCAGGAAGAATAGGGCCAGTGTGGTCTTACCGGCACCAGGAGGGAGGCTAATTGCCAACAAATCCAGTTTGTCGTCCAACAGCTCTTGCAGTGCATCCACGACCTCCTTCAGAACTTTCCGCCGGGGGAGATAGAATTTTTTGTTATTTTCTCTCGCCCACTCGACCGCTAAAAGATATAAGTGAAAATTATGTGGTGCCCCGAGGAAAACAACCTTACGATGTAGAGAATACATCTTAACGATTTCCTCTCCGGAAAGCTGAGGGATGACACTCTCAATTCGGTCTGACAACAAGAGTAAATATTCGATGGCGAGGGGAATGTCCGATTTCAATGTTTCTTCACAAAAATTACAAAGATCTACATAAGCCTGATAATCGGTTCCGCTCTGAACCACTTTATAAATTGCTTCTAACACTCTTCTCATAGATTCACCCTCCTGCATTCACTTGCGGACGATTTACTGAAAGCCTCTTCAACACTCATCCCGTGTACATTAAGACGGGCGTACAAGGTTTGATATTTGACTCCCAGAATTTCAGCCCATTCCCTCAAAGAATGAACTTCCCCTTGAAACTCAAAATATCGGTTATTCCTCTTGTTCGAATCTTGAACTGCCATGCTTACCCATCTGCAATTATCAGGGAAGTACCCACGGTTGGAATCAATTCTGTCCAAGGTGCATTCCCATTTCTTTGAAGTAGGATCATATCCTGTGTGGTATGCCCACTGTCGGAAATTTGAGAAATCGAGCCATTCTTCACAAATGGATATTCCTCGTCCGCCATAATAGGAATAGAACTGATGATTTTCATTGAGACAACGAGCTTTCATACCACACCATACTCTATATAACCGGCTTCCTTCGCCGCCGTGTTTGGTATGCACATCACGAGAATAACAACCACAGCTCAAAGTGTGCCCCGATCTCAAAGCCATCCCCCGTACAATGACTTCGCGCCCGCAATCACATACACAATGCCAGATCGGTTTCCGTTGTGCATCGTTTCCGGCTCTCCCCGTAACAGTCAATCGTCCGAAACGTTCGCCTGTCAAGTCAATCAAAACACCCATCCTTAAACGGCACCTCCCGTACATCCCAGTTGCTTATATGCTTCTGTGATTTTCGGATACTGCATGGAGAACCAGTCGATCATTTCCTCGTTCATGGCCCATGCTTCACTGCTCATGGAGCTACCCCAAAGACCCGACTCTGCCAGAAATGCATGGAGCACCTCGTGTCGCAGTGTGATGTTGGTGACGGCGAGTTTGTCTTCCTCACTTTCTCCTTCCCAGGACGGAATCTTGTTCATGTCGGCGATGACGATCAGGCGGGAAGTAGGCTGGCAATAACCGTATCGCCCCTCCAGAGCTTTATCGACCTCCGGCGAAATGCCGGTCATCACCTTGTATTTGGCCCCCAAAATAGATACTGTTTTAACCATAAACCCTCCTGTAAGCAAAAGAAAAAGCGCATGATTGATTGGGATTTCTCCCTCGCAATCATGCGCTTTGTTATTTTACCGATTATTCGATTTCCAGTTTGTCTACATAGACTTGATATTCAAGACTTTCGTCCGCCACGGTTTCGAGACTCTTGTGTCCGTCCTTATAAAGAACCAGGAATGTGGTGGTATGTTTGCTCTTTACCTTTTGCTTCGCGGTGGATGCACCAACAATGGCCCCCACATCTCCCGCAATGGCACCGCCGACAACCGCTCTGCCGATGGCACTGGAGGTACTGGTTTTGCGGGTTGTCGAAACATTGGCGTTCATGTACTGTGTTTTTCGGATTTTCGCCGCCAGCTCCCGCTTGTATTCTTCATTGGCCTGACGCTCTTCTTCAACTTCTTTTTTGTAATCATGTGCGATAGTGAAAGGAGAACCGAAAGCTACTAACAGTATCGCAACGGCACAACAGGTTACACCCGGGTCGCGATTTTCTGTGGGCGTAAGTGCAAAGCCGATGATAAACAATAAACCTCCGAGCCGGAAAAGCCGTTTCGTCCATTTCATACATTTACCTCCCTGGCACGAGCATACCATGTGCTTCTGCTGATATTCAATATAGCACAGCATTCATCCACGGTCAACTCGCCGTCTTTTTGTTTTTGGAGAAAATTTTGAAAATCGGGTATTTCCTTCCGCTTCCGACCTTCTCTCCAACGTGGGTCATGCGCTTTCGCTACCGCTTTTCCAGCAGAGGTTCGCTCTACGATCATATCTCGTTCAAACTCGGCAAAACCCAAAAGCATGGTTCGCATCAGTTTCCCAGATGGACTGCTGTCAAACTTCGCCATGTTTAGGACATGGAGATTCACACCTTTTGCGAGAAACTCGTCAATGATTGTCAAACCATCCAGAGTGCTACGAGCAATACGATCTAGTTTGGTTACGACAACGGTGTCGCCCTCGCTGACAATGCTCATCAGCTTATCCAGCGCAGGGCGATTTTTCTTTGTGCCAGTGAAACTCTCACGCAAAATTTTCTCTGCTCCGGCTGCACGAAGCTCATTCTCTTGAACGTCAAGACCATTACCATATAAGTCCTGACCCTTGCTACTCACACGAGCATATCCATAAATCATAATAACCTCCTCAGACGGGATGGTTCTGCAAATACTCGACCAGTGCATTCACAACCAGTTTCGTCAGACTCACACCTCGTTTGATTGCTTCGGATTTTAGTAATTCCTTGTAGCCGCCGGTGACCTTCAAGGTAAGTCTGTCATAATGATCTTTCTGATACTGCGTAATGTATGCTGACCTACTGTTAGGCACCCTACTGTTAGGCACCCTACTGTTAGGCACCCTACTGTTAGGCACCCTACTGTTA